CTCAACCAGGGTTTACCAGTAGTCATACTACTAATGGTTGATAACGCATTGCAGCATTACCACATCCTTTGGATGTGCCCAGGGTTCAGTGTAAACCGAGAGCGAAACGTAAGGTTTGGCGCGCCAAGAATGGCAAAGAACATCGGACTCGAAGAGTCTAGATAGCGACCGGTGGTCCGGTCCACATAAAGATCGGCTAAATCTGATACAGATTTGGTTGGACTACAAGGGGTTATTTCATCCCTTATAATGGACCATACTTCCATAAAACGGGCCTTGGCCTGACGAATGTCATACACATTTGGTGCTGGTGAATGTTCACCACGCATTAGGCTAGAAATAGCCTTAATTCTGTTTATATAGAAAAACGCAGTACGCGCAGATATTAAGCCATGCTTAATCTCCATCCATATATGGAGTGCATTACGGTCAGCCTTAATATAGGCTGGTATTGAGCACCAAGGCTCAATATCCCAATTTGGGACAATCCAGTTAAACTTAGAACTGATTAAAAGTGTCTCCTTAGGAGTCATTATAAAGGGATTACCCTTGGGACGTTCAGAATTAATAGAACGCAAAAGTAGCCAGTAAACCATAAACTGGCTGTCATTGAGCCTATAAATGGCTTCAAGATAGCTTAAGGCTATCCTAATTTTTGGATCATTATCCAAGTCACGGAACTCCCCAGAAGGAGTGAACCTTGGTAGGCCAAAGCCACCAAGTTCCTGCGGAAGAGACGCATAACAGCCGCCTAATTTGACGGCTTTATGGTAGTTAACTACCCAAAAAAGAGTTTCCACTCTCCTATTAGTTTCTGGATCCTTGATCCATTTTAGAGCCCTTTCTAAGGCTGAAGCATGCCCAAATATAGGGCTACGGTGTTCCATTGAAACTTTGGAAGTACCAGATAATAATCTGGATTTAATTGTATCAATATATACAATCTTACCGAAGGTTTCACCTTCCTTATCTGTCAGAACATCCTTATCTGACGGAATGCATAGAGCATTTTCACAAAAGACTGCAAAGTCTTGTGAAATCCCGTCTTTAGAGACAGAAACAACAAGTTTTATTTCCTTGTATATCCACCTACGGTGGAGCGCCAGTAATCTACTCTGGTCAAAGGCGATATGATCATCGCCAAGGACTTGTTCATGTCCTGTTTCGACACCACGTCGGATTATGATATCACAATTATCAGGAAACCAGTAACTGGTATTATGTTTAATATTAAACGTATAATAGCATGAAGCTATGTAAGATACAGCCCTGACAATTAATGTTAGGTAGATAAATGAGAGGCTTTCTCCCATAAAAGAGCCACTTTTGGCTATCCAGGACTTCGGAATCCTGTATTCTGATAAATTATCAGCTTCAACTAACCTAGTATAAGAGGTTAGCAAATCTTCGAACAATCGAAAAAGAGGAAACCTAACGGTTACCTTAAGGCGGTAATATATTGCCTTTAGTAAGTCATGAGACATACGATAAGTGGCCTCGTCGAGGTCACATGCGTGGATCCACGAAAAATCCCCTTTTAGGGATTTTAAAAGCTCCCAGAGCTTATAAGAGGTTTGAAAACCTATCCTTAATGTTCTATCATTGAGGAGTAAGTTCGTACAAATATGACGAACATAAGACCCAATTTGCATAAATGCAGCTGGGGCCATAGTCGTTAAACGACTCTTCATCCCTAGCTCAATAGATAGGGAGCAACGGACAGGAATAATCCTGTCAAGCACAAACCTTATAGGTGTGTCAGTATCCCAAAGTAATAATGGGTAGTCCGTAACGGGCTTAGGCTCATAATGGCCATACTTAAGCAACTCATTACAGGTTGCCAAAAAGGTCCAGTACCCTAAGGATACGGGAAGATAAATGCCATCATAGCATTCAACATTTCCATCATAGAAATGTCTAAAGGCAGGTAAATAAACTGCTTCTGGGTCGCAACTCCGCATTGCGAATAGGTTATTAACCCTAAAATTGTTGCTTTTATGGGCAACAATAACAGGTATCACCCTGTTACCCAATATGTCATACATGTTGGAAAAAAGGTAACGATTCTTACCTATGGGCCTCTTTAAGAAGTCCATTACATAGGATGCAACTTCACCCCCTGAACCTCCCTTAGATTGAGGTCTTTC